AAACGCCTTGCCGATGACCCCCGTGCCGCCGTGTCGAATGGCCTGGAAGTCCGGCGTATCTATCAGCCGCATATCCACCGCCGCGCCGTCAACCGGGTCGTACCAAGTGAACGAATCCGCGCCATAGCCCACCGTCGCCGTATAAAAGGCGTCAAAGGTCTGCCGCTGCGCTTGGCTTAATACCATGGTGCCGCTGATGTAGCGTGCCGCCGCCGTAAACCGGGTGCGCTGCTTATGCGGCCCCGCGTCCATTTCGGTTCGCAGAAACGCCATTTGCATTTTGTCAGATACATCCATTTCCATGGATTGCGGCAGGCTGGCTGGCCAAGTCGCCATTGCTTATCTCCTATTCAACCGTGTGCTGGCCTCGAACCGCTGGCCGATGGCCCGGTATATCTGCCCACCGCCTGCAATATCGGACGCCACGGCCTTACGGATGATGACGTCAATATCCGGCCCATTCTGGCGCGTGTCGACTTCTGCCCCCGCCTGATTGATAATATTCACATCCACGCTAGCGCCGCCGCCGGTCACACCCAGTTTCCCATCAGGGCCGCGCGTCAATGGCATGATTGCTTCCGGGCCGGCCTCACCCATCAGGCCTGCGCCCTTCGCCATCGGGAAAAGCGTTGGGCGGTTGATGACGCCGCCGCGGGCGAATGGCGTGACGTTGCCGCCGCTAAAAACGCCCCCTTTCGCAAACCCCAAAACGCCCAGGCTCTGCGCTGCCGGCACACCGCTCGCCAAGGCCGTAGCACCACCATGGCCTCCGCCGCCTAAGCCACCGAAAAGCCCGCCAATGCCTTTGAACAGCGAGCCGATTAGGCTGGCCTTGCCAAGCTTGGCGTTTTGAATCTCAATCCGAATTAACTCTTGAATGATAGTGGAGGCCAAGCGCTTGAATGCGTCCTCAGCCGATGCCGATCCGGTAATGAATTCGCCGAACGCCGTGGAGATTGATTGCTCTAGCGAATTCATCAAATCTTTCGTGCCGCTCAGTTCATCTTGCGTTTGTTTTAACTGCTCAATCAACCGCTCGCGATCAGCAGATGCCTGCTGCTCGGTGATAATGCCCTCCGCGAGCGCGTCATTGACAGCGACAATAGCTTGGCCGGTTTGCTGATACGCCGAATAAAGCGGATCAATGGAGCCGCGCACGCTGTCATACGCCGCTTGGACGTCGCGCAGCCGGTCAACATGGTCCGCCGCCATCTGTGCCGCGGCGTCCTCGCCCTCTGCCACCGCATCCGCATAGGCTTGCAGAGTGGCAAGCTGGCCTTTCCGTAGCATCTCTAGTCGCTTTTCTGCGGCTTCACGCTCGGGTGCTGTCGACGCTTTTACCCTGCTGCCAGGCGGCTTTGGCCCGCCGCCAGGCGGCGGTGGCGCTGTCGGCAAGCCAACAATACTTTCATCTTCCGCGAGATTCGGCAACTGTGCCTCTAGCCGGGTGCGGTCGCTGTACAATTCTTGCAGGCGTTGCTGCGTTCCAGCTTTCCCGCCGCGCTCCTTCTGCACTTTGGCTATTTTGTCATCAATGCTTTTTATCCGCGCACGGATATCTTGTTCGTTGATCTCGCTAAAGAAGTTGCGAACCGCGTTATAGGATTCGCCAATGGCAGATGCAACTTGCCTAATCAGATACGCCGCATCCGTCAACAGCGGCGCCAGATCGCTTAAGGCAACGGCAAAGTGCGTGTTAATAACTGCAGACGCCAAGGAAAATTCTTCTTTAGCCGCCTTGGCCTTATCAACCATCTCCTTGTCCATAACGCCGCCGGCGTCTCTGATCTTAGTTGACAGCCGATCCAGTTCGGCTCCGTTGTTGGCAAAAACCTTCTGTAACAACGTGCTATCGGATGCAATTGCCTCAAGGTAGAAGGTCATATCAGCTTGCGATAGATTGGCTTTCTCCAATGCTTGTATGTACTTACCTAGCTTTTCCTCAGATGACAGTTTAGCAAAGGCGTCCGCTGTCAGGCCAACGGCTGGCGCTATATTCTCAAAAAAGTCGGCAAGCGGCCCCGCGCCGGTTTGCACAAAATCGCCGAACTTATCGTTCACGTCTTTGAGAATGTCCGCCATCTTTTCGGTGCTAACGCCGAATTGCTGCGCGGCGAACGCAACTTCCTGGAACCTCTCGACGCTGAGTCCCGCCACCGACGCTAAGTTTCCAAGTTCCGCCGCGGCGTTGATCATATTCGATATGGCGCGCGCGCCAAATGCTGCGGCAAGCAATGGCGCTAATCGCTTAGCCGCTGTGCCCAAGGCGGAGAATGATTTTCCGGTCTTTGACAGGTCTCTTTGTGACTTAGCGGCGAACCGCTCCACCCGCTTTTGGTTGTCCGCCATGGCCTTGGCGAACTGCTTATCCTTGGCGGTTAAGATGATGTTTAGTTCTTGAGCGGAAATTGCCACTTTTATCCGTACCTTTCCGCCAACGCCCTCGCATCAGCTAAGCTAGGCGCGTCGCTGCCAGGCTGTTTTGGGCTGTGCGCCTTCTGCCAACCATCGAATACTAGCCGAACATCACGCGGGATCATAGCCCGGATTTCGACGGGCTTTAGGCCGGCGACGATCCCGCTTCGGATAAGGGATCGGACGTTAAATCTGCCGTCGCCTTTCGAACCCGCTTTTTTTTTACAGTTGGCGTCTGATCCAGCGCATCAGGCATGAGAGCAATTCCCAACACCGCCTGGGCAATCTGGTAATAGCGGAGCAGCATCTCAGCGCCGCCCGCCTCGATGATCTTGTCAGCTTGCGCATCAGACTTGCCGCCACCGACCAATGCTAGCGCCAACAGGTCCTTTACCTCTTTCGACGTCGGTTTTTGCCCGCGCCCGAAGAAGCCATCCCATAGATCAAATATCCCGCGGTGCTGATCCTCAAAGCGCTCAATTTCGGCGCAGCGCAGCAAGAACACATGGGAGGCGCTGCCAACTATTTCGACAACGCCTCCGCGCGGGGCCTTAGCCGTGATCGTCATTATGCCGCCGTGAACGTCACCGCGCCATTAGACTCAAACGAGGCTGAGAACGTGACCGCGCCCTCCGTGTCACCGCCAAAGTCAAGCGATGTGACGCGGAATTCGCCGGCATACGTCCCGAAGTCCGGCACGACAATCTCAAAATTGGCGACCGGATCTGCCTGCATAGCAATGGTATTAAGCCGGCCTTCCTGAGCGCTTTCGTCCAGGAAAATGCCGTCACCAGACAAGCTGACCGACTTTAGGCCGTTCAGGCTTTGCGCCCAGAGCGCGCCACCCGGCGTTGTCGCGTCCGGCGTGGTCACGTCGATCCCGGTATTGTTGATAGTCAGGCTTTTGCTATTCATGCCGGCAAATGCCGTGAACGCCTCAGACTCAGCACCATCGCCGATTTTTAGAAGTAGAGAGCGGCCTAGTTGTTTTGCCATCGTCTCGATCCTTTCAATTTACGCGAGCGCCCACCTCGCAACCGGGCAGGACCGCTAGGCGGTTTCCATCAGCGCCGAAAACATGATTGTCGCGGTGTAGCCTCTGCCCGCAGCATCATCACGGTCGGCATAATATTGTTCGCAAATCAACTCGACCAGGGTGAACCCGGTCGGGCTTACAGCGGACTCTTGGCGATGCAACGCAGCCCGGATCGCCTCCGCGATGCGCGATGCCTCGACACGTCCGGTGGAACGCGAGTGAGCTACCAAAGTCAGAGCAACGTCGGCGCTGGTCGATCCATCCGTGTCGAACGTGTCGGCCACAATGTTGCCAAAACGGGCATATGGATAAACCGCATTTGCCGGCGGTTCGTCATATAGCCGGGTTGAAATCAAATCAGTCACGCCGCTATCAGTCAGCAGCGCAACCCGAACCGCTTTTTGCAGGGCCAAGGCAAATCCGTCGCTCATTTGAAGCCCGCCTCTTTTGCGGCCTTGCGGATCGCGCGCTTGATCCGATTGCGATGTTTGCGGCCAAGCAACGCTTGTGTGCGTTGCATAAACGGATGCGGCTCTGTCGTGCCGCGGTTCTTCAGGCCCGGGCGACCGGGCGCGCGGCGTGCGTTGGTATATCGCCGGCCAAACTCAATCGACAACGCCTTTGCTTGGCTTTCGCCGTCGGGAGGCGCGGCTTCTACTGAAGCCCGCAACGTATCGCTGCCAAAGTCGAATTTAGCATGAATGCCGCTACGTAGATCGCCGCTATCGACAGGCGCAAGAGTGCGAGCCCAGCGCACACCTTCAAGAGTCGAAGTGCGGATTGCATCGCCGATTAGCTTGCGCTGTGCACGCGGCAGAGTCTTAAACGATTTGATAACCGCGTTCGCGTGCACCCTCATGCTGCAACGCCCTTTTCTAGGAGCATCTCTAGAACTTCGCCCATAGCGTCAACTTGAGATATGGATCGGATCGCCCACACCGCATCACGCGCATAGACTCGGTCAGCAACCGTTATCGCTTTTGTCGTAGTATCGGCGCGAACTCGCATTGTCGCCGCCGCCACATCTTGCAGCGCGCCGCCTTCGATTGCTTCCTTGCCGAGACGCTCGCGAAAATCTGCGTGACGATAAGCGTGATCGGCCCAGGCTGCTGTTGTGTTCCCGTAGTCATCAGCAGACGATGCCATACGCTGGAAAGTCACACGGTCCCGAAATAGCCCGGCTCTAGCCATAGAACCGCTCCCGGTGCAGATTCAGCAAATCTTCAAAGCCGAACGGCAGCGTTTTGCTGTTCACGCCGATTAGCTCATTTTCGCGGTTCTCATACCAGTACGCCACCAGCATAAGCATGGCGTGGCGGATCGTGTCCGGAACGTCTGTCGGCGCATCGCCGTAGCCAATTACATATTCGATCTTGATAGCGTCTTGGCGGACTTGTGCCGTTGGCCAATTGTATCCGGTCTTTGGCTTTACCGTCTTATTGTAAGACAGGCCAAAAACATCATAATTCGCCAAAGTGTCAGTTTGCAGATCGCCGTTCGCGTCATAGTATTTGACCGCCGTCACTGACTGCACCGGGCCAAGCTGCAACACCACCTCGCGTGGCGGCGTATGGCTCATCCATTGCGCCCATGTTTGCGTGATAAGCCCTTGGCCTAACATGCCGTTTGCGTCAACTGTGGCAATGCCGGCGTTAATTAGCCGATCTAAATAGATGTCCTCGTCATCATGCTCTATGCGTAACTGGGTTTTCACGTCTGCCAAATTGATAGGCAGCGCGGTAGGGCCGGTCACACGTTCGAGCAGATGCAAGTCGTTCATTTCGCTGCCTTACGCGTGGCTGTTTTTTTGGTGGCGGTTTCTACCGCCGCCGGCTCGTCAACGATCTCGCCAACGCCATTCTCAACCAGTCTGCGGACATAGTCGGCATCATCAACTTCGATGATATCGCCCGCATTGTGGCTAAAATTTATGCCAGCCATTGATGTCAACAGTTTGATTTTCATATCAGATCCCGTGAAGGTGGGTGAGAGCCGGAGCCCTCACCCGTTATCCCCAACCTTAAGCTGTGATCAGGTGCTTGATCGCGGCAGTGTTGGCCAGGACGCCGTCGAAACGGATAAGGCCAGCAATGCCCAGGTCGGGCCAGAATCGCTCGCGCACTACAGTCACGACCGGAGCGCCGACTTTCCGAACATAGAATTTCGAGAAGTCGCCGAAGATCATGACCTTTTGGCCAGTCGTCAGGCTCGCCATTGCCTGGTTCACGTAGTAGCGATAACCCAGGATCGAACCCGGCACGCCCACCTGATAGTTGCCCATCTGCCACAGGTAGTTGCCGTCGCCGTCTTTCAGCTTGCGGATAGCCGCCAGCGTGCTGTCGTTCAGCATAAAAGCCGTTTTCGGGCTTGACCGGTAGGCTGGATCGACCGAATGCAGCAGATCGATAATTT